TTGCTTGTGGCGCGCTGCGCCCCCAACACCGGGGGGGGTTTTTTCGCGCCCGGGGGGGCGAATTTCCCCCCAGCCAGTCCTTCCCCCCCAGCTTGTTCGGGGCCGCGACAGCCGCGTCGATGGCCCAGCCGATGATGACGGCCTCGACCGACTCCGGGATGAACGGGATGTCGATCAGCTTGTTCAGCACGGCGACAGCCAGCTGCTTCTTGTCCGCCCCGGCGAGGTCGGCGGCCTCGGCCTCCACCAGCGACACCACGTCGGGCACCACATCAAACGCGGTCTTTAGGCTGCCCACGCCCGCTATCTTGCCCTTCACCTCGTCCAGCTTGCCCAGCAGTTCCTCCGCCTTCTTTTCGTAGTTCATAACACCTCCTGTTGTTGACTTCAAATCAACGCATGGGTATTGACAGCTTGCGCCGGGGAAGGTATCCTATTTATAGGTCCTGAATGGCTCCCCTCCGTGGCAAGTAGAGCACGGCAGCGCTGAGCCAGTCAGGGCTTTTTTTTGTCCTCATGCCAGTCGGCTATATACCTCATCCTTGAAACCCAGCACTTCCCGTTTGTCGCCCGTGCTGACGTGCAACCAACGGTCACCACCACGACGCTCGTCTATAAGCTGCCCGAACGGAATGCCTGACTCTTTCCACAGCCAGTTAAAGGCCTCCTCAAGCGCCACGCCCTCAACGTGGAAGTCCGCCGCCTCGCCAATCATGTGCTGGCTGGCGGGGTTGCCGCTTAAAGCCTTATTCAGTTCGTAACAGCGGAACCCCGAATGCACGATGACCTGCTTGCCATAGTGCAGGCGTATCGGCTCCAGCACCGTGCGGCATAGCTCGGTCAGGCTGCCGGTGTAGCACAGCGCCTTGCGGCGGTTCAGCTCTTGGAACTCTGCTTTATCGGTCTTGGTCAGTTCCAGGAACGTGAAATGCTCCGTCAGGTTGAAGTCGTTCATTTACCACCCCACTTGAGGGCTAGCTGGAACGCCGCGTTAGCTGCCAGCGTTATGCCGCCCACTATCCATGAAATGCGCATTTTCATGTTGCGCATCTCCTCGGCAAGGCCGACCTGCCCGTTGCCGTTTACCGTATGCTCCAGCTTGGCTATGCGCCCGTCGCTGCCAGCCTTGTCGGTCGCGTAAGCCGCGAGGTGCGTGTCCTGCTTGGCCTCTATGCGCGCGAGGCGCTCCAATATCTCGTCTATCTTGCCCATGGTCAATTGCCTCCCGCAGCGTCAAGCGCCGCTATCCGTGCCTTCAGTCCGTCAATCATCGCTTGCTGCGCCTGTACCGCGCCGATAAGGACGGGCACCAGCTTGGCGTAGTCCAGCGATTTGTAGCCGTCGGCGTTCTCTCCAACCACCTGCGGGACTATGCCCTCTACCTCCTGCGCGATGAGGCCGAGTTCCTGCTGGTTGCCAAGGCTTTCCGCGCGCTTTAGCGAAGTGTCCCAGTGGAAAGCGACCGGCCTCAACTGAAGCGTCTGCCCGAGTGCCGTGGCGGTCGAAAGCGAAACGACATCTTTCTTTAGCCGGGCATCCGACGATGAATTGGTCAGCTGTCCGGTGGAATCGCTATATACCGCGCGATTGCCCGTTCCGGCAAGCGATGCGGATGTAAGCTCACCACCCGTGCCCATGACGGCCTTGATAGTCCCTTCGACGCCAGCGCGGAATAATAAGCGTCCCGTCGAACCGCCGTAGTCCAAATATGTGTCCGTTCCGTCCACCGCGAACTGGGCGTAATTGGTGCCGGACTTTGCCATGTACATATGCGAGGCGCTGGCATTCCCATTCACGCGAACAGCGGCTCCAGAGCCATATACATCCAGAAGATGCGCGGGTGCCGTTGTCCCTATGCCGACCTGCCCGGTCACGAATGAAAACTTCCCGCTGTCGAAACGAAGCCCCACGTTGCTTGTCGTCCCCGCGTCTATGTTGGCGATGACGCTCCCGCCGGAATCAAGGAACTGCATGCCGGTCTGGTATCCGTTCGAACTACGCAGCGTCAGTTGTCGCCCATCGCTGCCTTGAACATGCAATACGCTTGCCGGTGTGGCTATCCCGACGCCAAGCCTGCCGCTGGGCGATATGGATAACACCGTCCCCGCCGTGTTGTGGTTTTTATAGAGCCCAGCCGTGCCATCCGATGAGTACCATTCCCAGCTATTTGCTGAATTGACTCGGTCGCCGAACATCAGCGAATTGGTGCTGCCGCTGCTTTTGATGATGCCGATAACGTCCAGCGCCATTGACGGGTTGGCTGTCCCTATGCCGACCTTGTTGCCGGAGGTTATAACCAGCCCCGGCGTGGGGTTCTGTACGCCGCAATTGCCGCCACAGAACAGGAAGCTGGCCGCGTCCTGCCTGCCGAGGAAGGTCAGCCGCGACGGGTTGTACGGGTTGCTCTGCTGGAAGCTGTAGATGGAATGGTTGTTATTGCCAGCCGAAGTGAAGTCTATACCCATCCAGCTATCGAGCCCAGTACGTTCCGAATTCAGGAACAACGTGGGCCCGAAGGCGCGCGTGACATAGATATGCCCGTGGTTATGCAGGTTGCCGACGTAGATATCGTTATCGTTAAGGTTTACCGTGCCGGTAGCGCCCGTATAGGGCACATAGCCGGGCAGGTTGCCGTATATGGTGCCTGCCGTAAGCGTGCCCGTGAATGTTGCCGTTGAGCCGGTCAGCGTGTTCGCTACCGCGATGGTACTGGCCTCGACCGTCCCGAGCGTAGCGGTACCGTCCACGGTAAGCTTGCGCGGGCTGAACACGTGGATGCCGTTCCACTGCGGCCCAAGGCCCAAGTATCCGTCGGTTGTCTCCAGCGAGCTGCCGAGCCGGATATTGGCGTTGTTCCATGCCGTTATAAGCGGCTGCGCGCTCATGAAGTTCAGGTTGCCGTTAAGGTATACGTCCGTGGTCCCGTCGCCAGCGTAGCCCGTATACCCCGCCGTGCCGATATTGACGGTATAGTTCCCATTTTTCGCCAACGTGACGTAGTTGGTGAAATAGTCGTTGCCGGTGAAGGTCAGGTCTGCGCCTGCGCTTATCCCGGCGCTGGCCTGCGTGGTGCCGTCGGGGAACACGAAGCCGCCCTCGGTCGAGCGTATGGTTCCCGCGACGTTCAGCTTTGAAACCATCGCCACCGTACCTATGCCGACCTTGCCGCCGCTTACCAGCAGGTCGTTGGAGCCCACGCCAAGCTCACCGCTGACGTAGGTGTTCCCCTCGAAGTAGCCCGCGTAGTTGTTGAACCCGTTCAGCGCTTTGCCGTACACGCCGTAATTGTTCTTCAGGCCGCTAGCGCCGTCCGCCACGCCATACACACCGTAGTTGTTGCCCGAACCGTAAGGGCTGCCCGCATGTCCATAGGCCCCGTAATTGTGGGTATTGTTCTCCGAAGAATCGCCATAGGTGCCATAGGCGTGCGTTATCCCGCCGCCGACGCCGGTCTTGCGCGTTTTCCCATAGACGCCGTAAAGGTCGCCCGCGCTGTTGTCGGATACGTTGTTGGCAAGGCCGAACAGGCCAAACGCCGGGTGGATGTAACTTTCGGCGGCTGACAGCACGCCAACCACGGCATTGGCTATGCCGGAGGTATACGTTGAAACATAGGTGTTGAACACGCTGACGGGCGCATCCGGGTGCGGCGAATAGCCCGCGCCGATATTACGGAAGGTGTTTATGCCCGTAAAGGTGTTCGAGGACGCTGTTATATTGCCCGTAATCACTGACCCGAGGCCGGTCAGGTGCGAGCCGTCGCCATAATAAGCCGTGGCGGATATGTTTCCCAAGGGATCAAACGTGACGCGCGAGGGGCCCTCTATGCCAGAGCGGAAAAACAGCCGTCCCAGAATACCGCCATAATCGATATAGGCGTCGTTCGCGTCAGCCGCCAGCTGCATGCCGGGCGAGGCATACGAAGACGCGTTGGCTGACAGCCTTATCGGGCCGGACAGCCGCATGGTAGCCTTCCCCATCGCTGTCGACATGGAAAGGTCGTAATAGGGCGACGCGGCGTATATGCGCGCGGGGTACAGCATCAGCAGGACTACGGCAAGTATCTTTTTCATTGAAGCCTCCTAAGCTATCAGCTTGAAACCGCCATTACCGACGCTTGTATCGCCGGTGTAGAAGAACAATTGCGCCAGGTCCGACGCGTAGCACAGGAACGTTCGGGCCGGTGCCGAGGCCGCGCTGGCAACCAAGTTGTCGAAGGTATCCACGCGCACGCCGCTCTTGCTGTCGAGGTAATTGAAGTTGGCCATCAGCTTGTCGGCGTCAGGCACGTCGCCGTTTTGTATGTTGTTCGGTAATCCCATAAGCCCTCTTCTACAGCGATTCCACCAGGTCGAAAGTCGTCTGCCAGTTATCCAGGTCGTACTCTATGCCTTCCACGCGCATGCCGAGCGAGCAATCAATCCCGTTAGCCGACAGGTATGCCGCGCTGTAATAGGCCAGCCCCGCTTGACCGTACCGCGCGTCGCCGCCCCATACCCACAGCCGGAACATGTCATCGAAGGCCACCGTAACCCTGTCGCCCAGTTCCAGGTTCAGCGCGAAACGCGTCTTCACCCTAGCCTGCAACCGCAGTTTAGACGTATAGGCGTAAACCGTGGGCGCTATGGCGTAGGCAAGGTCGACCGAGGTCGCGGGCAGCAAACCGCCGGAGCTGATGGATAGCTCCCGAACGCCGTATTTATCGATGCTGTCGGGGCGCGCTTCGCCCCGCGTGCGCGCGTCCACAGTATTGCTGTATTCGCCGAATGCCACCTTCACGCGGTTGTAGTGCCGCTCTATGCCGGTGCCGATGGACGACACCTCCACGATATTACCCCGGTCGAAGTTTTCCACCGCCGCCATGCTGGACGAGCGCGGCCTGAACAGGAAGGTATCAGCCGTGTTGAAGCCGATCTCGTAGCCGGTCATCTTCGCCAGTTCCTCAAGCGCCTGCCTGCAGGTTAGCCCGGTAAGGTTCACCAGCGGTATGGTCACGGTGCTGGTGTAGTAGGTGGCTGTCCACTGCTGAAGCAGCGGCGTGGCCGACTGCCCGGCGTCGGCATACGCCCGCCAGCGCAACTGTATATAGCGTTTTGTAGCGGGTATGGCTCCCGTGTTGGAAATAGGCGACCATGCGCCCCATGGCTCACTTTCAGATGCCCGTTCGCGCACGTCAAACCCCGTGCCACAGCCTGACGGTATGTCCTCAAGCGGCGTCAGCACGCCCCAGCCCTTCAGCGAGGCCGTGCCGTCGATAGCGGGCGATAAATATTCGCCGTAAGGGTAATAGTCGCCGGTGCCGGTCATCACCTGCGCGTCATAGCCGATACCCTGAAAAGTCCCAATAGGGTAGCTGCTAGTCCAGGCCGGGAAGCTGAAGGCCGCGATTACATAGGCCGAGACTGTAATTGTGCCATCCTGCGCTATGGTGCCGTAGTCGGTCCATTGCCCGCTCGCGCCGTGCAGCACGCGCAGGCTGAACGCCGAACCGTTGCGCGCCAGCCGGAAGCGCAGGTATACGAAGGCGTTGCCCCAAGGCTGGCGCGTGGCATTATAGGTCGTGCTCCAAAGCTGCGTAAGCGTCCCAGCGTTGGCTCTGTACAGCGTGAAACGAAGCGTATTGGTAGCGGGGCTGTAGAAATCAACCAGCAGGCAATACCCGGTGGTTGTAGCCCTGTCACCCGTGTCCGACACGAAATGGAAGTAATGTGGCACCGTCCCTATGCCGTAAAGCGCCCCTGCGTCGCAGGTGAACTGCCAGGTGCCGTATGCCCTGGTGGACGCGGCTCTGGCCGATGCCCACCGCGCGGTCGTGTTCGGCCAGCTGGACGCGGCTGACACACGCTCGCCGGAGGTGTAGAACTCCGGGAAGGTGGGCCGTAAATCCCACAGGATGGCGAGCGACTCCATGTACTGCCAGGTGAAGTTAGTCGCTACCGGGAAATCGTTCCTCAGCCCGACATCGCCGCTGTCCCAAACGGTATGCTCTCCCGTCCCCGTATCAAAACCGGCTTTGTCCGTCTGCGTGAATGTATTCTTGGCATTGTTTTCGAACACCGCAGGCGTTATGGCCGTATCGCTCACGCCAGCCGCCGCGCACAGCTGCGCCACTACCCATTCGATTGTCTTGTTCTGGTACCAGCGGATATAGCTCGCCCACAGGCTGTTGCCGGATGTCAGTTCGTCCGTCAGCGTTATGGTAGCCGCCTTGGCGGCATCGTTAAGGTCGGTTACCGTATAGTCCGACTGCGCCCGCAGCGTGGATGCGGCACCGACACCGTCAGCCGTAAGCCCGCGCCTGACCGCCTTGATTATGCCAACGCCCGTATGCGCCGTGACAAACGCCGTGCCGCTGTCGCCGCCGAGGCATTCATCCGTGACCGTCATGGATATGTCCTCCGCCGACACCTCGTCGAACAGCGCCATCTTGCCTACAATCGTTATGGAGGCTGTCTTGCCGTCAGGGTCGTAGGCCGGGTCATTTATTATCAGCCCGGTAAAGACGTATTCCAGTTCCTCGGTGCCGTCAGCGCGAACTATCCCGGCCTGCACCTGGAGCTGGCTCTTGTACAGCAGCCGGTTTTGCGATGTGGAAAAATGCCCGCCAGCCTTCCCCTGCCGCCACTGGTTGCGGTCGTTGCGGAAGGCAAGCGTCACGTTTGACAGCGACCACACGCCGAAGCTTTCCGTGTCCAGCTTCCAGCGCACCGTGGACATCTCTTTAAGCTCGGCGGTAACGTCCTCCGCAGCCGACCACGCGTAGGCCGAACCGTTCCAAGTCCGCGCCATCAGCAGTATCCGCTTGAAATATTTAGGCGCGGGGCTTGCGAGGCTGTTTGCCAGCGTGCTTGAAAGTGTTTTCATCGCTCCGCAACCTCCAGCGAAAGCGTGTAACGCCCGGTATCGCGCGACAGCGTTTCGCTCACCGGGGCTATGACGGCGAACTCAAACACCTCGCGCGCGTAGAAATCGCGGTGGAACACGAAGGTCAGGAAGTCGTAAGTCTCCACGGCGGATAGCAGCGTGTTGCGGTCGGGCAGGGGAAGGTTCTCCAGGGTAAGTGTTCCGGCGCGTTTGGTGTACTCCCGCCAAGACACGAGGCTGCCGTCGGCTGTGTAGTAATACCCCTGCTTTGACTGGTCGCGCCGCTCGAAGCTTGCTTTTGCGTTGCCAAGCGTCAGTACCCGCTTGCATACCTTCAGCTCGCCAATGGATTTCTCGCGGTCGGCGATTTGCGTGGCCGACAGGTTCAGCGTCAGGCCGGAGCCGGTAACCGTCGCTGGCAGGTCAATGAACAGGTCCGACATCAGGCAATTGGCTATGACGGCTTCGGTTATGGCCTGTTGCATACCAGCGGTGTCCTGATAGCGCGCGCTCATCGCCTTCACGTTGTGGTTCAGCAGCATGATGGCGTCGAACGCGCGGGCGACCGATTGTCCGGCGTTATCGCGGAAGGTTATGGCCAGCGTTTCCGTAACGCTGTCGCTGGAGGCAACGCTGGACCATGCCGTGGCGGGCTTCTGGTCATAGAGCAGCGCAACGCCGCCCGCGCCGCTGCTTGCCGTGACAAGGCATTGCGCGGACAGGAAGTTCCCGGAATAGATTTCCATCGGGCTCATCTTCATAGCGAGGACTCCCCTTTGCGGGCATAGCCTACCTTGTAGCTGACCTTCGCCAGATCAACCGCCTGCGACACGCCGCGCCGTATGGCTTCCGACAGTTCGCCAGCCACGGCCTTCACATCCAGCGTGTTAGCCATGTTCCCGTAGATGTTTACCGCCGGTATGCTGATATTGACCGCCCCTGACCCGGCGTAAGCCCCGGCAAGAGCCATGCCGCCAGTTGCTTGCCCAGTGGACTGCCCGGAACGGATGGCCGACACCACGCTGGCGGGCAGCACATACTCGCCGCCGTGGACTATCGCGGGAACCGCCGCCCCTGCCGCGCCCGGCACCAGTCCGCCCTCGGCAAAGCCGAACAGCTTGCCAACAAGACCGCCTGTCCCGCCGGTGAAAAAGTTCAGCAGCCCGTAGATGGCCAGTTTGGCGACCATCTGCGCTATAAGGTCCAGGAAGGCGTCCAGTATGCTCTGGAACAGCGCGTTGACCGATTCCAGTATGACGTCGAACACGCCTTGCGCCGTGGTCAATATCTGCCGGAAGGCGGTGGCGAAGCTGCTTGTTGCGGAACCGAGCAGCCCCGAAAACGACGCCTTCCAGTCCAGACCGGCGTTCTTAAGCTCTATGACAGCCTGCTTCCAGCCGGATACTATGGATTTGCCCGCCTCCGCGTAGTCGGCCTTCATCTGCCGGAGGGCAAGTTCGGTATTCCGCCGCACGGCCTTGGCATCCTCGCCCTGTTTAGCGGCGGTAATGTATGAATCCACGCGTACCGTGCCGAAGTATTCGGCGTAGGATTTGCCCTGTTCGGTCAGCGACAGTTCCGTGAACTTCCTGTCGGCATCGGTGTAGGCTTCGGCAAGAGCTTCCTGCTCCCGGCGGTACTCCGCCAGCTCGCGTTGCAACTCCCGGAAGGTGGCAAGGTCGGCCTTCCGCGTATCGGCGGGTTTATCCACCGCGCCAGTTGTTCGCGTAGGCACGGTGCTGCCGGTGGATTGGCTCTTGCCTATGGATGCCAGCTGGGCGTGTATCTCGGCTATCTTGGCCTTGTACTTCTCCACCATCTCGTCCGCGTCCTTGATGGCCTGCTCGCTCCGGTTTATCAGCAGGTTCGACAGCCAGCCGTCTTTGCCCTGTCGCGCCGCCAGCATTTTCTCCCAACCCTCAAGACGGGATTCGGCGATTTTCAGCTCGCGCTCAAGATGGGCCCGCAGTTGCTCGTCCTCGTTCTGGAAGAAGCCCAGTTTCGGCAGCAGCCATTCCAGTACGGTGCCGAGGTCCTTGAACCAGTTCAGCACCTTCACGGCTACAGGCATCAGCGACCGGCCTATGGTCTCCGTGATATCGTCGAACTGTTTCTTCAGCAGGTTCAGCTTACCGGCGTAGGTGTTCATTTCAGCGGAGGCGCTGCCGCCAAAGCGTTCCTCCACCTGCCGCATCACCTCGCCGAAGATCTTGGACTTGGGCGTGTTTTCGTCTATCTGGATACCAAGTTTCGCTAGCGACGCGGTGTTGCCCTCGAACGCCTTGCCAAGCATCATAGTCGCCGTGCGCAGGTCCACGCCAAGGCCGGAGGACAGGTCCAGCGCGGCCTTTGTAGAGCGCTTCAGCGCTTCGCCCGACAGGCCGAACGTCGTCAGCAAGCGTTCGGTTTCCAGTATCTGTTCCTTGGTGGACATCGCGCATTTGGCCTGCGCCTCGGCGAAGGCAACGTAATCGGCTATGGCGGCCTTGCTGGTTATGCCGAGGTTGTTCATGGCGTGTTCGAAGCCCATCACGGCCTTCTGTACCTCTGCGTACTTCTCGACCGCGCCCTCGGCCCACTCAAACAGCGTATGCGCGATGCCGCCAGCCGCGAATACCGTGGCGATTTTTTCCGCGCCGGATATGAACTTAGACACCTGCCGGTCCAGCTTGTTGACGGAATTGACCGCCGAGTTAAAGCTGTCCCAGTCGATGTTAAGCCCGAAATCCACCGATAACGCCTGATTAGCCATAATCGTCCATCCAACTTGCCTCAAGAAAAAATACCTGCTATGCTAATGGTGCCCGGTAGTTCCCCTTCATTGGGCCTATCGGGAACCTTTTGAAGCCGCATCCTTCGGGGTGCGGTTTTTTACTGCCTCTTTCCTATGCCCATATCCGCCAGTGTTGCGTCCGTATCCTGTTCCGTTGAATAACCGCCCGTTATTGCCGCCTGAATCTTTTTCACCATGTCCACGTCGCACATAGCCGCTTGATATGCGACCCACTCCAGCCACTGCGGCGTCTTGTCCAGCAACGCCTCGAAGCCGTACTGCGGGAATTTCGCCGCTATCAGGCGGAAGGCGACGCCGAGCCCGTCCCCGCCGCCGACAGACCGGCCTTGATCCTCGCCACCGCCGCCATAAAAGTCGCCTGCAGCTTCCCGAAGTCGTTGACCTCGGCTACGGCCAGCGACAGCATGGCAACATCTTCCAGCGTCAGGCTGGCGCACCGCTCGACAAGCGCCGCGTCCGGCTCGCCATTGCCAAGCAATATGCCGAGTACCTCCGGCAGTTTCGGCTCGGCCTGCGCCAGCAGGGCGAACAGCATGCCCTTCTGGTTGGTACTGGGTTCCACCGGCTTGAAGTTCCCGGCCAGCCGCATAAGCCCCATGATTTGCCGTATGGTCAGCGGCGTGATGGTATAGTCCGTCCCGGCGAGCGTGATTTGCCGACTCTTGGGCATCAATGCGGCCACGGTATCGGGTGTCTTGTCGTTCATGTTCGTTTACACGGCTGCAGCCGTGTCCTCCACTTGCCCGAAGCGGACGTCAGCCGCCTTGGACGTGTCGCACAGCACGTCGGCCTCTACGTCAAACAACGTCTCGGCATCCTTCTTGTACGCGGGCGATATCTTCCCGGTGAACACCACCCGCCAGAAGGAATATTTCCGCGTTCCGCCCGCCGGTCCCTTCACGTTCACGAACACGGTCTTCACGTTAGCCGACGCGCCGTCAGTCAGTTTCAGGGTGGTGCCGGACACGCTCGCGCCGCCGTGGCCCAGCGCGGTCTGTAGGTTCGCCAGCGTCGCTTCCGCCATACTGAACTTCAGCGTGATCTCCTCCTTCTTCGGCACCATGTCTATTTTGCCCAGCGCCTGATCCACCTCTATATCCACCCAGTCCACACTGTGCTGTATCTGCACGCCGCCCTTGATGTAGCCGACGTCCACGGCTGCCGTTTCAGCCGCGCCGTATTCGCCCACCTTGATGGTTCCGTCCTGCAAGCCTACTATCACGTTCCCTTTGTTTCCCGCCATTTAAATGACCTCCGTAAACTTGAATGAAAACACCAGCGCCCGATTGTAAAGCCGCGTGTCGGGCTCGTACATGCCGGAACCGGCCAGTTGCTTGCACCAGCGTATGCGGTATATTGCCGACGGTATCGCTATGGCGTCCTGAACGTCCAGCAACCTCTTGACCCTTTCCACTATGGCCTCGGCCTTGAGCGCGCTGTCCGCGTATACCGACACCCGGATGGACAGCTCGCCAAGCACTTCCTCCGCTCCGCCATCGCTCGCTATCCCGTAGACCAGATATGGCGCTGTGGCCCCTTCCGGGGCAACATCCGGGTATATACGGCCCTCGCCGCCAAGCAGCGTTGCAAGCGCCGTATCAGCCGACAGATAAGCGTAGAAGTCAGCGAGCATTGAAGCGCTCCGTGGCCTTGCGAATGACCTGCTCTATACGCTTGGTGGCATCAGGTGCCAGTTTCAGTAACGTCGGCCAGAAGAACGGCCTCGCCGCCAGCTTCGACGTGCCGTATTCCAGCATGTGCCCGTAGAAACCGTTGCTGCCCTTGAAGCGCACATAGACGCTGACGAGGATCTCTTTGCCGAGCTCGGCCTTGCGCATTGCCCAATGCACGCTGCCCTTGAGGTCAATCACCTGCACGGCCTTTCTCGCCGTTTCGCTGCGGTTGGCGCGGGTTTCCTGCGAATGCGGCGCTTCGCCCGGCTTGGATACGCCGCCGCCCTCCGGCAGGGCCGCGCGCAAGGCTTTAGCCACGTCCTTCCCGTGACCTTGCAGGGCTTCCGCAGCACCAACCTGTACGTCCGCGCCCAGCCGGTTAAGCGCCGCTATCAGTTCGTCCCTGCCGTTAAGCGCAATCTTTGCCATGTCAGTCCACCCACTTGCACATAAGCTGCAACTGTTCTTTGCCGTCAGCCGGATTGATTATCTCCACGATGTGGTACGCCTGCCCGCCGCACAATGCCCGCCAGTTCGTTCCCACATCCGCGCGATAACGGACGATTATGCGGATCGTCACCTCGCTGTCCACGCGCTCCGCCGCGAAGTATTCCCGCCCGCGCAACGGCAGCACCGCCGCCCACACCGTCGCTACATCCGTCCAACCGCCAAGCTGGCCCGCGCCGTCGCGTGTTTCACCCGGCTTTTGCAGCGTCACCCGCCGGTTCAGCATGCCGGGGTTCATAACGCCCGTCCCCACAGCCGGTATGTGGCCAACAGATAGCGCACGCCCATCGGCAGCTCCTCGAACTTCGCATGGCTGGCGTCGGACACCGCGAGGCGGTTTTCCGACCAGTGGCCCGCCATCAGCTTGATCGCCAGCCGGAGCGCTTCCGGCACATCCGTGGCACTGGCACCGTAACCGCAGGTGAACGTGACTTCGGCGGTTTTCCAGCACATCTTCGGCAGCGTTATGGTGCCGGGTTCCGACACAATGTCAGCCACATATGCGCTTTTATCCAGCGCCACACCGTCCACAATGACGGACTCCACCGCCCGCACCGGTGTTACCGGCAGTTCCAGCCGCCTGCCGGTGCGCCGGGAACTTTCGAACGTCGCCAGCCATTGCTGCGTTATCAGCGCCCGCCCGGTTATGGATTCCACCGCCTGCCGAGCCGCCGTGATGAACGAAGCCGTCAGCGCGTCCTCATCCGCGATTTCCACGCGCATGAACGCTTTCTGTTCGGCTACGCTGACAGGCTCGACAGATGGCGGCACCAGCAGGCGGGAACCCATGGCTATTTGCCCCCGGAGGCGGTCGCCTTCTTGTTGTCCTTCACCGCCTCGATGAAGTCCTTGTACTTCTCGGCGTCGCCGTCCGACAGCTGAACAATGGAGCCGACCGAGTAATGCCCGAACGCCTTTTTGACTTTGTATATGCCCATGGTTATCCTCACTTGAACAGCAGGTAGCTGAACAGCGCGGGCTGCGCCACGTCTATCGACAGCGCCTGCGTGAACCTCAGCCAGGTCTGGTCCTGCATGAACGCGTTGCTTGCGTCGCCCGCGTCGTAGGCGTCCTGCGATACCTTCACCGCCATGCCCTCGCGCGGGGATATGAACAGACCCTTGTCGAACCGCCCGAATATCGCCACGGTCTGGCTGCCGTCGCCCAGCGTATTCGGCAGCGTGGGGCAGATTTCATACGGCACGTTCCAGATGGTCGCCGGGATGTTCCCTGCGGGCGGCTGCCAGATGTAGTTGCCCACCGTGTCGCGGATTTTAAGCAGCTTCTTCAGCCCCGTGCGGTTGAGCACTATCGTCGCGCCCTGCGAATAGACGCCGCTCTGGGAAAATATCAGCTCCGCGATATCGTCAAAGCTGACCGAAGCGCCAGACATGCTGACGACGTTCACGCCGGAGCTGTACAGCACCCCTGCGAACGGGTCGCCCGTCATGCCCACGGGGCCGACAGCGCCGGTAAGCGCCACGCGCTCGATTTCAAGCGCCATCGCCTCGCTGATAAGCTCCGACAGGAAGGCCGTCAGGTTGATGGCGCTGTCCCGCAGAAGTTCATCGGTGCACTTGATCACAGCCGCCATCACCTTCGCCACCTGCTCCAACTGGCCGAACGTGGGGCTGGTGGTGGGTTTTGTCCCGGCCTCGCTCACCCAGCCGATGCTCACGTTGGTAAGCTGCCGGGGCAACTGGCGCTTCCAGGTGCTCATCGGCAACACGTTCGCCAGCCGCATGATGGGCGACGCGTCGCGCAGCAACCGTATGACCTCGTAGGAAAACTCGGTCGGGACAAGGTAGCCGCCCGATGCGGGTGCGCCTTCCACCATAAGCGCCTTCGCGTCAGCCAGCATGGGGTGCCGTTCTTTCGCCGCCAGCAGGAAATTGCGCATGCCGCCGAACTTCCTGCCGTATTCGCTGGTCCACGGCTTTTCAGCCACGTTCTTGGGTGACGCCTTGAAAGTTTCGGCGCGTTCAAGAACCTCTTCCGGCGTCTGGGGCGGGACCTGCCTGCCCGTGGCCTGCGGGTGCATCTTGCGGACTATTTCCTCTACCAGCTTCTCGGCCTTGTCCTTGGTCAGGCAGTCGTCTATTCTGCCCTCCAGCGTCCTGCGCAACTCGCCCAAGGGCGCGTTGATGTCCGGCTTCTCGCCGGACGGTTGTTTCTCGGTCTGTGCTTCCATCGTGTTGCCTCCGTCTTTATCGGATTTGCTTAAACTTTTCAGGGCCTTCTGTACCGCCTCCGCCAGCGCGTCTGGGTCGGCGGGCACCGCTACAAGCGATATCTCGTATATCTCGGCCAGCGTGAGCTGGTTCGGCGCGTCGGGGTTCTCGTAATGGAATTTGCCCGCTATGGATATGCCCTTCGCGTGGCCTTCCGTGTAGATGCGGCGGGCGTGTTCCACTACCGGGTAATCCGAAGCGGAAAACTTGGCCTTGAAGTAGAGCCCGCGCGCGTCCTCGCGTATCTCTGCCATGGAACCGGCAACATGGTCTATCGCGTTCACATGGTCCACCAGCAGCACAGGGTTCTTGAGATATTCCTTCAGGTCGTAAACGTAGTCGCGCTTCGATTTATACACCGTCGGGATATCGCCATAGCGGTCGGCCTGCCCCTTGGTATTGGCGTAGCCTTCAAGGTACACCGCGCCGTTTTCCTGCGTGATTTTGCCGCCTTCAATCGGCAGTATTTTGTATTGCCTGTCCATTTTGTCCTCCAGTGCCCATATTCAGCGGCGTTAAGTAGCTCGCGCCCTGCCCGTTCGGCAGCTTGTTAAGGTTCTCCCGCTCGCGAATATCGTCAGCACTGAGCCAGCCCCACTGCCTGCCGATGGCGTAGGCCTCATACCGCGTCTTTATGTCGCCCCGCAGCAGGCCTTCGATGAGGAATTCGGCGAAGTAATCCCCGGTGAACAATTTGAACGCCAGCTCCTGCTCGATATTAACCAGCCAAGGGCGTATCGTGTCCGTGACGAACTCTATTGCCTGATGCTCGATGTTGTTGTTCGTGGACCGTTCAAGGTCCGATATCTTGTGCAGCGGCATCCTGAAGTACCGGGCGATTTCCGACACGCCGAATTTGCGCGTCTCAAGCAACTGAGCGTCCTCCGGCGGTATCCCCACGGCGTTGAACTTCATCCCTTCCTCAAGCACAGCCACGCGGAACTTGTTATCCAGCCCCTCATGCGCCCGCTCGAAGGACTTTCGCAGGCGCGTAGCGGCTTCATCCGACAACTGGCCCGGATGTTCCAGTATGCCGCCCGGCCTGGCATCGTTGGCGAAGAACTTCGCCGCGTATTTCTGCGCCGCAAGACCAAGGCCGATACTTTCACGCGCCGCGCGCATGGGCGGCAAGCCTGTCATGCCGTCATATGACAGCCCCTTTATGTGCAGCATGTTGGCGAACGGGACGTATACCATACCCGTATCAAGCCCCACGCTATACACCAGTTGCCCGTTCACGCGCTTTAGGTTCACCCGCCACGGCGTTATCGGCCACAAGGCCACTGGGTTTCCGCCGGAATCACGCTCGATTTCGCTATAGTGGTTGCCCCACAGGCACAGATGCAGCAGCATCGCCTGCCGCCAGCTCATTGAGGTCATCTCCGGGTTGGGGGCGTCGTGCAATACCCGATACAGCGGGTGCTTGACTGCCCGAGCCTTGCCGTCAGCCGTCCGCTGGTACACTATCAGCGGCAGGGAACCGATTGTCTGCGAAAGCACCTGCACGCAGGCGTATACAGCCGACAGGTTCAGAGCCAAGGTTTCATTCACCAGCACGCCGCTTTGCGTGTCGGACAGAGGCATGAACACGTCGGCGAAGAATTGCTGCATGCTTTGCATCTTTTGCCCGTCACGTTTAAAAAGTCTGGTCAGCCAATTCATAGAATAGTTACCCCATGCTTCTCGTATACGCTTATGCCCGCGCCGTGCCGCATCGCCCTGTCCAGCGCCATTGCCGTCGCCACTATGCCGTCGATGCGCTGCGTGCTTTTCGCCTTGTCAGGTTTGATATTTCCGGCGGGGTCGCTCTTGACCACGGCATTGTCCGCCATCCACCGCAGCACCGGGTTGCCGCCATGGTGCAGTTTCCCGGCCAGTACCAGCCGCAACAACTCTTTTGACGGGCCAGACATTGAGGCGAAACCCTGCCCGAACGGCACCACCGTCACGCCCAACTCCGTCAGGTCCTGCACGATTTTCGCCGCGCCCCACCGGTCAAAGGCCAGTTCCTTCAGGTTGTATTGCTTCCGCAACTCCGTTATCTTGGCGACGATAAAGTCGTAGTCGATAACGTTGCCCGCAGTGGCGTTTATAAGCCCCTGCTTTACCCAGAGGTCATACGGCACATGATCGCGTTTGGAACGCTCCAGCAGGTTGTCGCCCGGTATCCAGAAGAAGGGCAACAGCTTTATCGCGCCATCCAGCGGGAAGGCCAGCACCAAGGCCGTGATATCCGTCGTGCTGGACAGGTCCAGCCCCGCGTAACAGACCTTGCCATGCAATGCCACGGCATCCACTTCGCCAGCCGAGGCCTCCCAAGCTGCCATGGGTATCCAGCGGGATTCCTGCTGCGTCCACTGGTTCAGGTGCAGCCGCCGGAAGGTGTTCTCATATGCCGGGATGTTCTCGGCCTTGGCGCATTCCCGTTTCAGGTAATCCTCGCTGATGGACACGCCCAGGTTGGGATTCGCCTTGCGCCATACCGCCGGGGAACGCCAGTCGTCCTGCTCATCCGCCGCATAGATGACCGGCAGGAACGAATCGTCCGTGATGATGCCCTCTTTAACCTTGCGGGCGTATTCATGCAGCTCCCAGCAGATGGAATTGCGGTCAAAGCCCGCAGTGGTGATTGCCACGGTAAGCGGCTGGGACCGCGCACCGGTGCTTGTCGCCAGCACGTCCCACAGGTCCCGGCTCGGCTGCGCGTGCAGTTCGTCAAAGATAATCCCGTGCGCGTTAAGCCCGTGCTTCGTGTACGCGTCCGCCGACAGCACCTGATAGGTGGACGCCGTGCGGGGGATGAAGATTGAATTGCGGTACACCTGCCCCCGCGCCATCAGCGATTTAGACGATATCGCCATCCCCTTCGCCACGTTGAACACGATTGCCGCCTGCTTGGTATCCGCCGCCGCGCTGTATACCTCCGCCGAGGGCTCGTTATCGGCGTATAGCAGGTACAAAGCTATGCCGGAACACAGGCTGGACTTTCCGTTCTTGCGCGGGATTTCTATATAGCAGGTGCGGTATTGACGGGTACCGTCCGCACGTTTGCACCCGAACAGCGGGTTGATTATGTCGTCCGCCTGCCAAGGTTCCAGCGTGAACGCCTCGCCCGCCCACTTCCCCTTGATATGCACTAGGTAACGCTCGAAGAAGCGCACCGCCGTGGCGGCTGCTTTCTTGTCGAAGTAAAAGTCCTGCGTTGCCTGTGCCATATGCCTCAGTAACCAAAGAACTCGGTGTCCTCGTCCTTGCCTTTCCCAGTCTTCGGGACTATCCGGCTACGCATCGTCGCCGGGATACCCATTTCAGCCGCAAGCTTAGTCATCATCTGCATCCAGCCCTTCGCCATGGACACGTGCGGTATCTGCTGGTACGCGCCGTTCGGCGTGCGGTAGACCTGCTTGTGCCCCTTGATGACATCGTTCGCCCGCTTCCAGTTCGAATACGCCGAGCAGTACAGCATGAACAGGTCCCGGTCTATCGAACTTATGACGCCCAGCGCGGACAGTTCCGGGAACAGCTCGCGCCACTTCGCCTTGGCCTCGTCGTCGAGGAACTCCGGCGGCTCGCTGTCGGCGGGACCGGGCTTCGGCTCGGCGGGGTTGGTCCGGCACTTTTTCAAAGTGCCTGTTTTCCGCTTGATTCCCGTCGGAATACGCTTTCTTCCTCGAATCATAATAGCCCTCGATGCCCCGCTACCCCCTATGCGAATTATGGACGCGTTTGCGCGTAGGCATGGCGCGGTCTTCGCCCGCTCGCCCCGGAGGATTCGACCCGCCCTACCGGGTATTGCCAAACCCGCCGTCCTCACACGCCGTCTTCGCGCTGTGATGCGCGTGGCACAGGCCCTGCAAGTTGTCCATAGCGTCCGTCCCGCCCAGTGCCTTGGGCACGATATGGTCAACATCGGTGGACAGTTCGTTGCAGCCGGGATGTTTGCACACATGGTCGCGGGCCAGTACCATAAGTCTCAACTTGCGCCAGCGCCTGCCATAGCCACGCTGGCTGGCGCTGCCCCGCCTGTCCTGCTCCGTAATAGCCATCACGGGCTTATGAGCGGCGCAATACCGCTCACCTTCCGGTGCAAGGCCGATGCAGCCGGGATACGCGCACGGTGCCAGAGGCTTATACGGCATGTCGCACCTCGGCCTTCCTACCGGTTGCCTGCTCCCAGCGTTTGACTATGACATCTGCGTATAGAGGGTCTATCTCGCAGAGCCGAGCCTTGCGCCCTGTATGCTCGCAGGCTATGAGCGTTGAACCAGAGCCGCCGAACAGGTCCAGCACGGTGTCGCCCTTGCGGCTGCTGTTGCGTACTGCGCGGGCGCACAGTTCCACGGGCTTCATGGTGGGGTGTTCCTCGCTGCGGGTGGGGCGGTCTATTTCCCAGACGGTTGTTTCAGCGCGTCCGCCGTACCACTTGTGGCTTGCGCCTGACGCCCAGCCGTACAGGATGGGTTCGTGCTGCCACTGGTAGTCCTGCCTGCCGAGGACGAAGCTCTGTTTGGCCCAGATGACCGTCTGTTTGACCTCGAACCCGCTGTCCATGAGCGCCTGCCGGAACAGCATCGTTTTGCCGTCAGCGTGACAGACGTAATAGGGTGCGCCGCCGTCGCATACCGAACGCATGGCACCGAACGCTTTGCCGAGGAACGCGCTAAAATCCTCGTCCGACATGGCATCATTCTGGATGGTCAGGCGTTTCTTGGTCTTACCGACATAGGCGATGCCATACGGCGGGTCGGTGAATATCATGTCGGCCTTGCAGCCGTCCATCAGTCGGGCAACATCAGCCTCGCTGGTGGAATCGCCGCAAAGGAGGCGGTGGTCACCCAGCAGCCACAAATCGCCGGGTTTTGTGATGGCTGTTTCCGGCTTGTCAGGCACTTCGTCCAGCTTGTCCTCATCCAGCAGGGCTTCGCCCTGTCCCATCTCGCCTAACTCGTCGTCTGAGAAGCCGACTTCGCGCAGGAAGTCTGCATCGAAGTCGTTGGCGAGCATGTCCATATCCCAGTCGCCGGAGGACAGGTTGTCGCGGAGCATCCGCTTGGCTTCCAGCTCCGGGTTATCCATCACAATAACCGGGACCTCGGCCATCCCTATTTCCATGGCAGCACGATATCGCTGGTTTCCCGCGAAAATGACCATATCCTTGTTGACCAGTATGGGCCGCGCCTCAAAATACGCCGGGTCTTCCGTGAGGCTGACGCACAGACGCTTGAACGCCTCGTCCTTGATGACGCGCGGATTTTGCGGGTTAAGGGTTAGTTTGCCGACAGGGATATATTCAGGCTTAAGCATATATCCCTCCGGCGAAAGTATTGCGCCCTCTCGCGAGGCCAGCGGCATGATGCCTGTGTATGGGGTTACCCTGCTTCGGGCGCAAAAGGATGGCGGCAGGACGGACCGGTTCGTTCACGATGCACGAAGCCGTGCCGCCGCCAGAAAACGGCACCCCGCCCATAGGGCAGGGCCGTGTCTTTGGTGTCGAGTCAAAGACGAGATTGAAGCTGTGTTTTACGACAAAAATAAATCGAGCCACCGACATGAATTCCTCCATGTCTTTGACTCGACACTTATATTTTAGCGCGTCAAGTCCTTGCAGTCACGCGATTAGTTTGGGAAAATTTGGGAAATATTAATTGAGGGATATATGTGTAATCGACACTTGCAGCCAATATATTTGAATGGTTCTCTCTTGTACACGGCACATCCATCTAATAAATGCTTGACTCGTGGCATCACCTCATCTGAAATCAAAAATTGGGATATTCCATTGCTGGATTTGGCACGTCTGCAACAGATCAGCTATAAGCTGACTAATGAATTGATAAAGTTTAATCCAGATATTGTTCCGATTTTCGCAAGAGGCGGTATTCCTATTAATTTTTCAATTCTAGAGCGATTGCGAATGTTAGGACAATCTCGATATCTAGATGGCAAAGTGTTTCATCTATTTCCCGGTGTATCTAAAACGTGGATCGGATTAAAGCATTCCGCCGCATACTTTGAGAGTGAGATGTGCAATATTATTGCTTCGTTAGAATCCCCTGTTAAAATATTTGTTGTTGAAACCTATTATTCTGGAACTTCGATTAATACAATTTTGGGGCGTTTGCATAGGATTTCTCAGTCCACAAAGAAAGACATTTATCTTTCAATGCATGCACTTGTTGATGCGACTAAGACTAGCAACCATGGTAAACACTTCATTACTGGGCCAAATCATTCTGTGATTAGGGTGGCGTTCCCAAAACTATTCAGAAATAATTTTACACCTGGCATGAAAATTAATGGTATTACCATAGAGGCATGGAGATATCATGTAGCACGCCGAATCATTTATGAAAACAACGATGATTTGCTCGGGGCCTCAGAAATCAATAGATTCTATTCAGCAAATCATGTGCCAGGCACTTTAAGGTATTTGGATGAAGATGGGAATAGTATGGGAACACAGCATTCTGGTGCTGAAATTGATCTACGTTTCACTCGAACATTGGCTCAATATGGGATGTTTAGAACAAATCGGAAAGAAAATCTATTTTATGCAAGACTTCACCCTCGCACAAAAGTAGCTGCATATTTTAAATGGCAAAATTCAGGTTGTCCTGATACACTGAATAACTGGTTATCTGCAGAGAAGGAATTACGGGGACACTAGATGTCTACGTTTACACGCATCATAAACCACCCATGCCGACGATAGACCCATCTCGTGGGCAATTTCTTTCGGGGCTTTGCCCTGCTTGAGCCGCTTTAGGATTTCTCTGTCACGCATCAGCGTGGACAGCCGGATGCCCGGCTTCTTGGTACGATTTTTCCGTTTCATATCTTGTCTCCATCAAGTCGCCAGTCCTTACCCTTGAGCGTTATCACCCGGCACATCCCCGCGATGCGCGACACAATCCTATCATCGGCGAGCTTGTGTGACAGCCCATCGAGTTCCAGATTACTGGTGATTATCAAGCCACCTGCACCGGCCATCCAGCGCTTGTCGATGATTTCGTAAATCGTCTGCAGGGCGTACTCCGTCATCTTTTCCACGCCGAGGTCGTCTATCAGCAGATTCGCCCCGGCATAACGTTCCAGCATATCCCCCTCTTCCCGCGCCGTCTCGCAGGCGCGCATCCGGCGCAGTATTTCCATCGGCTTGACCACCATGCAGTCCGGATAGCATTTGCGGATTATCGCCGTTGCAAGGTGCGTCTTGCCGCAGCCGGTCGGTCCGCAGATGTACAGATTCGCCTTCGGGTAATCCGAGCACTTGGCCACGGCCTGTCCGCCGCCGAAAAGTTCAAGCGTGACATGCCGGGACGCACGCACCCCGCCCACC